CAAACCTTGGAAGGTAGAAGCTGCCTTACGAGTGCTAAAACACATTGGAGCTAAACGATGACTACTGCTGCCGACTTTTTACAGACCCTGCTACATGCAGTGACCAACACTCACATATTGCACTGGCAGACAAAGAGCTATGCCGAACACCAAGCATTGGGTGAGTTTTATGATGAACTTTCGGAGCTAGTTGATGGCTTGGCTGAGAAGATGATGGGCAAGTACGACATCACATTTAGGTTTGACAACAACTACTACGAGCCAGCAGACACAGGCAAAGAAGAGCTAGAAGCCCTGAAAGACTATGTGAATGAAACTCGTCTTCAGCTGGAGCAAGACAGTGACATTCAAAATGAGATCGACAGTATTTCCAACTTGATCAACCAAACTTTGTTCCTCTTGCGTTTCAAATAATCTTTTTGGGTGATGGAACTTAGACCTCCTCTTTTTTTAAGGGGGGGTCATTTTTTTTGAGGGGGGGGTCATACATGTACACACACACACACGCGCACACGCACCCGCGCACATCATGCGCACACGCACACGCGCCGCCGCGCACATCATGCGCGCACCCGCATCGCGCGTTTTTATAGTCAAAATTTCCCCTAGAAGCCAAGCCACCCAAACCACCCGCACCACAATGCCGCCAAAACGCGCCAAAACGGGCTAGAAGCTGGGTTTTATATATAACCAAGGCCAAGGTATAGGTGGACCACAAAAGGGCCTCAAAAGCCCGATTTTCCAAACCACCCAAAACCACCGGCAAAACCCAAAACCGGACCAAGTACAAAACCCGATCCGATCCAAAAAATGTAAGTTAGCGCTTACTAACCAAACCCTTAAAAAAAGGGACCGGCGCACCGATCCACTTTTCAAAAGGTCCGGACTAATCCGGCAAACGATCCAACAAACACCAAAATTGGTCCGGCAAACAAACCCGCACCTTATATGGTCCGGCAATTGGCACGGCATACACCAAGCCACCGGAAACCCCAGCAACCCGCACCAAGTCCGGCCCTTGGGTGGTTATTACGCCTATATTGTCAATTTCCGGCATGGTCCACCACCTTTGCAAAAAAGACCTTTTGCACCTTGGCCTTGGCATTGCCGTGCGCCGGAAAACCCACAATGGTTGATCGATCGGACACCGCACAAAGTTTGCAAGTGGCGCACGATACATTGTCCCGATACGTTGCCGGACAAGTCACCACCGTGCGGCCCTTGGGTGTTAATTGCTTGGGTGGCGCGTCAATTGGTAAGACAGTCACCACCGGACCGGCCCCAATATCGGCCAATTGATCGGCATGGTGTAGATCATTAGCGCTAAGGTTCACCGTAAAACCCCAATCATTAGCGGCCCTGATCCATTGGAAATTAGCGGTGTCGTTTGTCTTATGCGTATAAGTAAAACCCTTTTTCCCTTGGTTAGCGGCAACCAATTGCCCCAAGGCCACCGGATCGATTGATTCACCCGCGCCGATCAAGTCACCGGCTGCATTGTGTCGCCACAATTGATTGTCCGGCAAAGCGCTAATTTGCGCCACAAAATCGGACCAAGGCAAACCCCGATCCCCTTGGGTTACTTTGCGCCAATGAATTGCAAGTGGTCCGCCCTTTGCATAGCATCCACCACCGGAAAAGGGGCAACTTGGGGGGCAACTATCGGCCCCAGTAATTGAAACGGGGATCGGGCCGGTTTTTACGTTTGCACTTTTTAACGTCAACGCTACATTGCTTTGCATTACTTTTCCCCTTATCCAATGTGAATGATTGTCAAGTGATCACGCAAAAACTTGACCGGATCACCAAAACCTTGGGCCAATCGTTTGCTTGGGCAATGGTTCAATTCACGCGCCACCCAATCCCCGCCTATTTCCTTGATCCACCCAGTGCCGGACCAATTGCCGTTTGTGTCTTGGTGTAAGTCAATCCAATTTTCACCCCATGTAAGGGCCACAAAATCGGCCCCAGCGTTTGCCAATCGTTTGGCTTGGTTCAATACTTGGGCCTTGCTTGGTTTGCGGCCCGAAAAATTATGGTTTTGTGCATTGTTTGGCATGGTCCACCCCTTACTTGGTTAAAACGTCAAAATAGGCCATTAGACAAACCAAGGCCACCACAAAAGAAAAGGCAAAGCCCAAGACAGATAAAAGTTTGTTTTGCATAGTGAACCCCTTAGACCTTGGCAAAGTTAATACGTTGCGTTGCCTTGGTTTGTGTAGTGTGGGCCGCTATTAATTGATAACTTGGTTCAAAGCGCATGGCAATGGTTTGCCAATCCACCTTATCGCTTGAGGCAATATCCACCACCTTGGCCTTGAACAAGAAACCGGCAAAGTCCCCAGCACCTTGGGCTTTTATGGTGTCTTTCAGTTGGTCTAATTGCTTAGTAAGGGCTTTTATCTCTTGATCAATCGCACCGGCGTGATCGATAAGGGCGAAAAGGTCCGGTGTCAGTGCAATGGTGGTGTTGCCGGTGGTTTGGGTTTGTGTGATCGTTTGCATGATATTGAATTCCTAGTTTGCAATGCCAAACGGTTTGTTTGGTGTGTGGATTGTATAGGTTAACTTATACGTTTGCAAGGGTGTCAACCATTATTTGTGCAATTAGTTAGACAGTGTTTTTATAAGTAACTTGAAAAAGTGCCAATTCAAGATATAAAAGAAAAGAAAAGAACCCTTTGCCATTGGTTGCAATCCTATAAGGGGACAAGACAAGACAAGGCCCAAGGTTTCCAGCAATTGGTTGCCACTATAGAACCACCCCGAAACCCGCATAAGAACAAGGAAACCCCAAGCCATTGGTTGCTCTTCAGTAAGGGGAATAGATAAGAGACAAGACAAGGGGACAAGATAAGGCCAAGACTAAAACAATAAAGTGATCGGTCCCCTTACCCAAGGCTTAATTACTGACCAGTCAGTCAGTTAAACAAGACCAACCAAGCCCCAGCACCACCAAGCCAAGCCCTTGATCAACCAAGCACCACCCAGCCAAAAGGGGGGAGGGGGTAGCACTGCGCTATAGGGCGGGAGGGGAGGGCCCACTCGCCCATTCCCAAATTTTTTCCAAAAAGATTCCTATACCACTTAGCTTTCACACAACATAAATTACACATAGCTATTCCCATACAAAATTTTTTCCTCTAAAATCTTCTACAGGGAAAGCGGATGCTATGAAAGAGGATGGCGATGGCTATTGACTCTTATGGTGCAGCGAGTACCTAAATGTAAAAAAATGCGCGGCTTGCTCCGCAAGGGGAATAGTATGGGAATGTATAGAAAGAAGCCTGTAGTGATAGAGGCTACTCAGTGGTTCAAGAATGGTGATCATCCAATGGATTACAGCAAAACCCATCATGGGTATGAGAAGGGTGTGCTGCGTCCGTTCTCTCCTGAAGAGCGCAAGCGCAATGATTGGGAGGGTGATGTCGTGCGCCGATACAGAACACCAGAACTGGATGGCCAGGCCCCTTGCAAACACTGCGGCGACATCATGCACAACCACGGATGGGTGGACACGCTGGAGGGTGGGCACATCGTCTGCCCGGGCGACTTCATCATTACGGGGGTAAAAGGTGAACACTACCCTTGCAAGCCTGACATCTTTGCTTTGACATACGAGGAGGCATAGTATGGAATGGTCATTGGCTCATCCTCTGCATGACGTAGAGGACATTGTTGAGATGGCGGATAGCTTCTTTGGTCATGAGGCTGATGGCATCTTAAAAAGGGACCGCAAGGTGTTCCGACACAGGGTTACTGTTGCGACCACTGAACAACTGTTCAATAAGTCCCGTGAGTTCATTGCTGTGTGCCGAGATATGTCTCAAGTAGCTTACATGGACGAACATGGGGAAATAGTTGTTCCTTACCCACTACTTGGCTTTTGCTGGTTTGACCGTGGTGGTTATACAACCTATTCCAACGAAGAGATCAGCAACGCCAAGTTCCACCACATGGACCTAAGCTTGCCTGTACGTACCCGTGTGCGTATGCTCAACGAGATGATTGACCAACATATACTCTGGGCGCATACTTGGGGCGTTCCCGTTGTTTGCTCAACATCCATCCGTGCTGACCACGATGGGTTTATGAAGATTCACAAGAAGCGTGGGTTCACTGTCAATGGCTCCTACGCTTGGATTCGTACTGAAGAGGCTATGAAATGTTTGACAAAATAAGGGACGAAGGCTCCCACGTTTCTTCCGATGAGGCTAAACGCAAGGCCCGTGAATACGCTGCTGCCAAACGTGCAGAGAAGAAAGCCATGAAACTGGCTACTGGCGACAAGCTTCCCCGTGAACCTCGTTCTGGCGGCTTCTCAGACCCTGCCAACCGTAACACCGCTGGTCGGCCTAAGTCCATCATCAACAAAGTCACTGAGTACGGCGCTACGTTTAACAAGCTCAACGAAGAGGCTATGGCTAATGGCTTTGGTCCTTTGACCTCAGCTATGGAAACCCTCATCATGGCTATGAACTCTGACGAGCTAGACATCAAAGAAAAAGCTAGGATTGCTGACAAGCTGGCTGCTTTTGAATCTTCCCGTGCGCCTATCATCTCTATTGAACACATTCAGAACGTGAACAAGGATGAAGATGTCTCGGCTGAGGGTGCTATGGATGACTTTTTAGACTCTTTGCGAAAAGTGTGATAATTGGCTAACCAAACATGAAAGGTTCCAAATGAGTGGATATACCTCTGGCAACAATGCCCCTACCCTTATGGCCCAAGCGCCCAACCGCAAAGGCAACATCTCTAAAGACACAGCCAAAAAAGGCGGCGGCGCTACTGCTGTTACCCGTCCTCAAGGCTCTACGGCTTACGCTGCTGGTCACGTTGGCGCTCCTGCTGCTGGCGGTAAGGTAAATGGTCGCAACCAAAAAGTTCAAGTGTCTACGCCTTGCTGCTATGACACCAAGTCAACCAACACTGGTTACTTGAAAAACTCTTCTTACTTGAAGTGAGGCCAATATGTCTGGATACGGAAAAGTAATCTCTGGCGGCGCAAAAATGTCTAAGGGTGTCTCTAAAGGCATCAACGACAAACTCGCCTCTTTTGCATCTGGTCATAGTCATGCGGCAAAGATTGCCACTGCTGTGAACAATGCGTTTAAAGTCACTCACTTGTCTGACCAAACCACGAACAACGTGAACGGTGGCAAGTTTCAAAAAGTGAAACCCCAACCTAAAGTCTAAAGGATAGATATGGCAACGTATGACATTGAGGCCCTCAAGGCCGACTTACCCACGGCTAAAGAACTCGCGCAGTTTGTGTATGACCGTACACAGATTTCGCTTGATCTGATTGGCAAAACCAAAGAAGACCAATACTTGGTCGCCAAGAACGCCCTCGAAGGCAAGAAGGTTCCTGCTGAATACATTACGGATGAGAATCCGTATGTTGACCGCAAAGAGCAGATTCCTGTTGACGAGGTGCGTAAGCTTCCTGAGCGCAATAAAGACCTGCCTCCTGAAGATGCCTTGGTTCACTTCTTTGGTGCTACCAACATGCCTCACCCGTTGGACCCTCAGTCTGACAAGAAAGTGGGCATCAACTTCAAGAAGTACAACAATGGTCTGATCACATATCAAGTGATGGGTCCATTGGAGCAAATCGCTGTCGGCACAAAGATCAACAAGTATGGTCAAGAAGTGCCTGAGCGTTTTTCTTGGATTGATCCTCGCACTGAAGAGCTGGTTATGCGTAACCCTGATGGCACGTACACACAACGTGGTCAAGGTTTGTACACCTACCTCATTGGTGACAAGGGCGGCGGCATCTGGCCTTTGATCGACAAAGACATGGTTCGCGCTACTGCTAAAAACATTTCTGATCCTTGGGCTTAAATGGAAGACTTCTCTGCTATCTTTCGGCAGAGGTTGTCTGGTCAGGCAGAAGTTTGCGCTCGTAAAAGCCTTGAGTGGTTACAAAAAGACCTTCAAAGTGAGCAAAAGCTTCAGCCTGATGAGGTCTACTACCTTGCACAAGCTGCACATATCTTGTTAAACATACGAGATCAATATGGCAAAAAGTGAAGCTAGTGATTACATCCAGCCAATCTACAAAGACCGAGCTTTAAAGTACCTTGTCAAACTGGCAGGGGGTAAAAAAGCCGCCAACGCTCTTTCTGATGAACAGAAAAAGAAGATGATGGTTGCACGGGTCAAGTTGGCCCATGAGATGCAATTCAATCAGCTCAAATGGTTCCGACCCTTTGAGTACCAAAAGAAATTCTTTGAGACAGGCGCTCACTTTGCTCGTAGGGGCATGATTGCTGCCAACCGTGCTGGTAAGACCATTGCGTCTACCTATGAGACTGCCTATCACCTGACAGGTCGCTATCCTCCTGATTGGAAGGGTAAGACTTGGGATAAACCTATTGTGGCTATGGCTGCTGGTGAATCTTGGGAGCAGGTGGCTAAGACTTTGCAATCAAAGCTTCTTGGCTGCGATGACATCAAGCAAACGTATAAACTTGGCACAGGTTCAATCCCAAGGGAGTGTATTGATGACAAGTCCTACCGATCCGATGGAGCCAACGTCCTCTCAATCGAAATCTGGCACGTTAGTGGTGGAAAGTCCAAGCTTTATTTCTCCAACTACACACAACAGGTTCGCCACCTCCAAGGTTTCGAGCTTGACTTGGTTGTGCTTGATGAACAGCCACCAGATGAAACTTTTTCAGAACTTGTTGTACGTACAGCAGCTCGAAACGGACAGGTTATCTGCTCGTTCACCCCGCTAAAGGGTTTGTCAGGTCTGGTGCGTAAGTTTTGGGATCAAATTGAAGGCTACTCGCATGTGCGGGTGACTTGGGATGACATTCCATACGAAAACGAATGGGGTGAGCCGTTTTTCTCCAAAGAAGAACGTGAACAGCTCAGTCGAGACTTTATGCCTTGGGAACGTGAGTGCCGTATCAACGGTATTCCTATGGTTGGCAAAGGCGTGGTGTTTCCATTGCTGGAATGGCCTATCTACAAGGCTGTGGACATTGACCTTCGTAAAGAAGAGAAGTTTGAACGCCTGATTAGCTTTGACTTGGGAATCAAAAATGACCCGACAGTTATCTCCTTCTTGTTCCGTGACCCGGTGCAAGAGGTCATCTACCTCCACAGGCAAATCACCATCCCAAATGGCGAGACTCCTGACGAATATGTTCATTATCTGCTTGATAAAGAATCGAAAGGCGTTCCAATCGCCCTTCCTCATGATGGTGGTACAGCGGGTCGTTACACACTCACAGAACAATCTGTTCGGGAAGTATTCGAAGACTCGTACGGTCTTAACTGCATTCAGGGCGCAATCCTTAACCCGCCAAATGACCAAGGCAAGGTAACAAACCACATTGCCTACGGAATCAATATAATGCGTCTAAGTATGGAGCGCGGTACGTTCTTGATTAACGAGAGCTGTAAAGCGTTTCTTGACGAAGCTCGCAACTATGCCATTGATGATCATGGTAAATTCACGGGTAAAGATGACCACATTGATAGCGCACGGATAGGAATCCTTGCATTGATCCAAGGTCATGGTGAATCAGTTGTTAGCCGTGCTAATACATTTGCCGCGAAACGGTTTACTCCCCTAGAGGGAAAGGTCCAAAGGATTTGACATGTTAGATAAACAAAATATTGTTGTAGATGGCTTGGAAAGTCCTCCCGCTAACAAAGGTATCGAGTATCAAGTAGCGCACGAAGCGTATCTCAAGATGGTCGATTACCTTCGTTTGACTCAAGCGAAGAACACGCTCAACCGACTGAGCGACTACCACTACCTCAACATTGCTGTTTCTAACTCTACAGAACCTGTTCGCGGTATTGACTACATTTCCCCTGTTGTCAGCCCCGGCATCGACTATTCCACTGCCGTTATAACCAAATGTTTGATGCCCAACGGCAAACTAAACTTTGAGTTTGAACGATTCAGTGAAGCAGACGCTGCTGGCGCTCAACAAGCCGCCAAAATGGCTTTGCACTTCATCAACAGCAAGAATGACTCTTACGCTGTGATCCGCGATTGGACTCAAGACGCTTTGTTGCACAAAAACGGCGTTGTGATGATTAAACCCATCCGCGACAAGATCACTCAGTACAAAGAAGTCGAAGGCACAAAAGACCAACTGCGTTCTTTTGAAATCATGGCTGCTGAAAAGGGTTTGATTGCCAAACGCCAGCAAATGCGCCGTATTGACGTTGACCTTGAAGGCGTGGCCCAAGAAACCATGATGCCTGATGAATCAGGTATGCCTACTGAGCCATCTAGCGAAGAAGTGGCAGACGCTATCAAAGCAAACACCATTTACCGTGCCAAGTACAAGATGACGGGTTATTCAACCAACATCCAGATCAAGCACGTTGCCCAACATTACTTTGTCTGTAATCCAACGATCCCCGGCATCCGTAACCAAGACTTTTGCGGTTTCTATGACCCCATGACCATTCATGAGGCTAAGACTCAGTATCCATACATCGACTTAGAGAAATTCGCTGATCATGCTGCTTACGGTCCTGCTGGTGCTTATCAAGCTGGTGCTTTGGAGAATGATCTTGCCCTTCATGCGCGAGATTCCACTCCCGTACCCGGACAGGGTGTTATTGCTAGTGCAGGTGCTGATCGTTATAGTCGCGTTGTGATGATCACTACCGCTTGGCTGCGTAAAGACGTAGACAATGACGGTGAAGAGGAAATCATTGAGGTTTGCTACTCTGGCGGCTACATCCTGTACGTCAAAGAAGTTGATTTCATCCCGTTGGCTGTTATCGTGCCAAAACCAATCGTTGGCAACCACTTTGGTTACTCTCAAGCCGAGCGTCTGGTTCCTTTGCAGGAATACAAGACCGCTATCAACCGTGCTGAGATTGCATTTGCGATGCGCTCGTCTACAGCTCAGATTGGTGTCAATCCTGAGTTTGTGGATGCTGAAGAAATCCAACGCGGCGTGTCTGCCATGTTTATTCTGGATCGTAAATTCGACCCCGCCAAGCACGTTTACGAGTTTCAACCACAGCAAGGTAACCTCGCCTACGTTCAGGACGCTATGGAGCGTTTTGACGCAGATACAAGCCGTATGCTGGGTATGACAAACCCTGCCGACACCTTGAACCCTGAAGTCATGAAAGATGGCAACAGTGGCTACAAGCTGCAATTGGCTATGGGTCCAAACCAACTCATTCAAGACGAGATGGTCAAGAACTGTGCCATCGGTGTGCGCGACATGATCTACATTGTGTGGAAAACCATGATCCAGTACGCTGATGACTACAACATCCAGCAGTTGGCTGAGGCCATGTTGCCCGGCGCTGGCTTCTTGGATGCCAAATCAATGGAAAACTTCGATTTCATTGACCGCAACATGATCAACGTGGACTTGGCTCTTGGCTTTATGTCTGACGAGAACCGTTTGACACGCCAACAGCTCATCATGCAAGCCCAACAAGGCTTTGCAGCGATTGTCATGCAGTTGGACCCAAGCGTTCCAGAGATGTTCATCAAGGCTCGCCGTCCATTTGAAGACACCTTATATGCTTTGGGTGTTAAGCATTGCGATTCTTATCTCCCCACGTTGGAGGAGGCCGCAAAGATGCTTGAAGCCAAGTCTCAGCAAGGTCCGGGCGTGGCAGAGCAAGAAGTTCAATCCAAAGTTAACCTGAATAACGCTAAAACTCAAGAATCCCAGACTGTGGCAGCTTTGAACATGAAGAAAGCTGAAGACATCGACATGGACAACTTCTTTGAGATGAAAGCAATGAAAGCAGGTAAACTTTCTGCGGTGCAAATTGATTAAGGATTGAAAATGAAAAGCTTGGTAAAGAATATTCGGGAATACTTTAACAAGAGGACAAAAGCGACAGACGCATTTAAGGAGGCTCATGTAAATCGACAAACTCTAGTGCTTCAAAACGGGGAATGCGCCAGCCGCTTGCTCCGTAACGAAGATTTTGCATTGATGTTTAACCTGTATAGGTTCTACATGTTGGAACGCTTGGAAGACTCCAAGGATGATTCCGAAAGAATTGGCAACGCATATTATGTTGCTGGGGTGCGTGATTTCATTGGCTTCGTGGAGAAGAGTGAATATCTCGCTAAGAAACTGGAGAAATCCAAACTTAACGAAATGGTGTAATATATGTCAGACGTAATCACAAACAATGTGACCGCCACTGAGCAAACTGGTGCAGTGAACCCCGCCGATGCTATCGCAGCGATGATTGCCGTCAATAGACGTAACGTCCCGCAAGCCGATAGCACAGCTCCACCAGCCGGACAAGCAGAAGCGCAAGCTGAAGCCCCGGAGGCGGCTCCTGATGAGGAAGCCGAACCTGAAGATAGTTCAATTGAGACTACAGAAACTGTAGAAGCTGAGAATGAGGAAGAGGCCACCGATGGTGTAACCGAACCTGTTAATTTCTTGGAGTTTGCAGAGCAGAACCCTGACATGCTGTGGCGCATTCCTAATAAAGACGCAGAAGGCGGCTTTGTGGAAATCCCAGTATCAAAGGCGGCGGCTATTCTTGGTCAAGGTAGTGCTATCCATGAAAATGCGCGTAAGCTTAAAACCGAACGTGCTGATTTTGAAGAATATGAAGCCAATCGTAGGAAAGAACTCGATGGTTTGCAGATTGGACTAGAGCTGACGATTCAGCCCAAACTCCAAGAGTATGCAGATGAGCTAATCACTCTTCAGCAATACAACCAGCAATGGACGCAGATCAGAGATGCAGCTACAGACGAGGTCCAACGCAGTGAAGCTGAAGCGGCTATCCGCCAGAACGCTAAGTTGATCCAAGAAAAGAGCGATTTCATTACTACCAACCGTCCGAAAGTTGAACAGTTCTATCAACACCGCTCGGCATTCGTGCAAGAGCAACTTGAGAAAGCTCGTCAGGGATTCTCTGACAAGGAACTGGCTAACAAGGCAACCTTTACTGATTTACGGGAAAAGTTGTCGAAGGATTGGAAAGGCGCTAATGGGTCATTTGTACCCGGTGTACCAAACCTCGATTTGGTGACCAGTGATGAATACCTATTGAGCCTCATCCGTGACGGTATGAAGTTTCGTGAGGGTCCGAAAGTGCGTAATGCAGGTGGTTCTTTGGCAGCAGCCAATCAGCCTAAAGCAAAAGCCAAGACTTCTCAAGATACGAAGGCTGAAGAACTTCAAAAGAAAGCTGCGACAGGCGATAAAAGCGCTACACGCGATCTTTTGGCATCATTTCTGGCGACTCAAAAACGCCGACCTCGTTAATTAACTCAGGAGCTTAAAAATGGCAACTATCACTTCCGCCGCACTCGGCAACGGTAACGGTTCGTACACCACCGACATCGTGGTCAAAGACCTCGACTTGACAGTCTCTAACTACGTTAAAGACCGTACACCCGTCACTAACATGGCTATGTCCAAAAAGCGCAAGATCAATTCGACTCTGCACATTTGGCCTAACGACTATTTCCGTACCCCCGCTTTGAACGCAAAGTTGGAAGGCGCTTCTGTTACCGCTGGTGCAGCCGCCTCTAACACCCGTTCTAACTTGGGTAACTACACTCAGATTTTCACCACTGTGATCGGCGCTACTGGCACTGCTCGCGCTGTTGAACAAGCTGGTGGCGATCCACAAGCCTACCAAGAAGTCAAGCAATTGACTGAAATCATGTTTGACGTTGAGCTGCAAATGCTCCGCGCAGACGGTGCTTCTATCAAGTACAGCGGTCAAGCTGCTACTCAAGGTTCTACACCTAACGATGGTCGCCGTTTTGGCTCTTTGTTTGCCTTCGCTGGCACACGTTCGGGCAACGACACTGACGGCACTTCTGTGTTGAACTTGGCTGCTTCTGATAGCGATGACACCACTTCTGCTGTGGCAACCAACACACCATTCAACGGTTCGTTGGCTAACGCAGGTTTGGGCTACTTCACTTTCAGCTCTGGCGTGACTTTGCAAGCTTTCAGCCCTGTGCTGTACAAGCAGTTGGTTACTGTTGCTGAACAACGCTTCAATGCCAAGATCACCAACATGGTTGTCCCAACATCGTTGCGTACCACCATCTCTGACAACATCCCTCAGAGCCGTTCGATCAACCGTTTTAACCCTGCTGACAAGGGCGACACGATTGGTACTTACGAAGGTGACTTCAACTACACATACCAGATCGATGACAGCTGGGTGATGGACCAAACTGGTTCTGACAACACCTCTATCCTGTTCTTGAACCCTGACGTTGTGCAGTGGGGTAGCTTGCGTGAACTGGGTCCAAACAACGAAGTGTTCTCGAACGCTGACGCTAGCTTGGATCAGTACATCATGGAAGGTACTTTGATCGTGCGTAACCCAGCAGGTGTGGCTGTCTTGGCAGCTATGACTACTGGTTCTGTGGTGACTACACCACGCGCCGCCGCTCAAGTGAAGCGCTACTTGGCCTAATAGGTCATTTACTGAAAGGGCCTCTTCGGAGGCTCTTTTGGTAAGGAGAATTGCATGGAATTGAACTTAAACAACGAAGAAGCTAAAGTTGACGAAGACTACTATCTCAAAGGCAACCTTGCTGGCGGGATGGAAGGTGCGTTAATCAAGAACGACAAAATGTTCAATGAGGTCAAGTCTGGTACTTGGTCACAAACATTTAAAACCAAAAACATTGACTACAAAGTTGGTGCTTTGGATGGCGCACGTTATGTGCAATACGAGCAAAAGAACGTAGAAGCCATTCGTGAGGAATGTAAGAATCGCCGTGAGTTCTACAAAGAACATGGCACTGACAATCCCTTCTTTGCTGGTACGTTCCATGCGATGGAGTTACCTAAATGTTTTGCTCATGAGATCAGCTCAAAGTGGTTCAACAACCGTCCTTGGGAATTGATTAAGCAAGACAAAAAAGACAAGATTTTGTTCTATGCAATCGTGAACGAATACTACTCAGATTTCGTTTGCCACCCCACGGGAAAAATCCCACTGCCATATAATCCTGCTATACCGACCAAGTAAGGAAAGCCATGTCTCTATTCATTCAATCTGCTAACGCATTAGTAAGTCGTGTAGCACAGTGGGTAGGGGCAATTCCTAAATCAACAACTATCACTGTTTCTGCTTTAGACGATGAAACCAGTGTATTGACGGTATCTCCAACTCCTGTTGGAACTATCAATGTTGGTGACTTTATTGGCTACTCAATCTCTGGTCCTTTCACGGCAGTCTTGGCAGTTAGCAGCACAACCATCACGGTTGACGATCCTGATGAAACATGGTCATCTGCTACGTTGCCAACAGTGATCATGATGTTGCCTACACAGGCATCATTGGAAATCCAAACATCAATTCAATTGGCTGAACTCAAGATGCGTACTCTTGAGCTGCCCGGTCTTCGCACCAACCCATACGGAAATGATTCGACATTTCTGACCACAAACGCTGAAGGTATGGCTCCTATCCCTGCGGATATGAACATCCCTATTTTGTTTTTCCAGCAAACACCAAACTCTGAAGTAGAACCCGGCACTCCTGCTGCAAGCATGGGCCCGTGGATCATGTATGACCGTGTGGGTGATCGTGAGATTATTCGCCGCCGCATGATTGACCAACTGTACGTTCGTCCTTTTGGTGTTCCTCGTGTGATCCGTGGTTCTTTCTCTGAAGTCGGACCTAACTATGTGTTTACGCCCAACCCCGGTGAAGGCGTGACCATCAAAGCGTATTACATCCGTACCTTCTCTTTCCTCTTGGGCGCTACTGGTGACCCATTGATGCCATTGGTGCAAAGTAATGCTGTCCTAGCCTCCTTCCCTGAAGGCTACCTGTACGGCACATTGTGGGCGTATTACGACAAGAACAAAAACACTGAAGAAGCGCAGAAGTGGCTTGCTCGTTTAGATGAATCGTATGGCTTGATTGAAGATCAATACAACAAGGGCCGTTGGAAAGGTGGAGATCAACATCTCACATCTGAATGGCAACCTCGTGAGTATCGCTATACTTTCAAATAAGGAAATAACATGGCAACAAGCGGCATCTACGGCGCATCGGCAGAATCAGTTGGCCTTTATGGCATTGGTAGCGGTTCTGGCGGCACATATTTCGAGTGGTTCATTTTTAATGACTCTGCTACAGCGCCAGCAACCCCAACAGGCGGTTCTTGGAGCTTCACTACAAACACAGGTACAGCTCCATCAGGCTGGTTGAATGCACCTCCTGCAAGCCCTACCAATCTGGTTTGGGTTTCTATTGCTGTTGTTGATTCACGCACATCTGCTGCCCTAACTTGGTCTACACCCGGTCTGTTGAACGGCGCTGGCTTGCCAGTGTTGACAGGCTCAGGCGCTCCATCGTCTGGCACTGGTCTGAATACTCAACTGTATTTGGACACCAGCACAACGCCTCAGTCTTTGTACAACAAGCAGTCTGGCACTTGGGTTCAAGTCACAGGCTCAACTTTGTACATGGATTTGACCAGCAATCAAACTGTTGCTGGCACTAAGACATTCAGCAGCGAGATTCAAGGCGACATCTCTGGTAACGCTGCAAACGTAACTGGCACTGTTGCTGTTGCAAATGGCGGCACTGGTTCTACCACTGCTTCTGGTGCGCGTACAAACCTTGGCGTTCCTTCGTTGACAGGCACAGGCGCTTCTGGCACTTGGGCTATTGACGTTACAGGCAATGCCGCTACAGCTACTTCTGCTGTGAGCGTTCAAGGCGTTGTTGGTGATGTAGTTGGTACAACCCAGACTCAGACACTGACAAACAAGACTATCAGCGGTGCTTCAAACACACTGACCAACATTGGCAACTCTTCTTTGGTAAACAGCACGTTCTCAATGAACGGTCAGACTTTTACCTTGGGCGCAGTTCAACTGGTTGGCGCTGATCTGTTCTTGCCTTCATACACAGGCAACGCAGGTAAGATTCTTGCTGTCAACCCATCTGCAAGCGATGTGGAGTGGAGAGCCATCTCTGGTACAGGTACTGTTACTAGCGTAGATGTCTCTGGCGGCTCAACTGGCTTGACTGCGACAGGCGGTCCAATCACTGCGGCTGGCACTATTACCTTGGGTGGCACTCTTGCTTTGGCAAGCGGTGGTACAGGCGCTACAACGGCTGCTGGTGTTCGTGGCGTATTAGGTCTTGGCACTGCCGCTCAGTTGAACGCTGGCACTGCTGGTGGCGTTGCTACCCTTGATGGTGGCGGCACTGTTCCAACATCACAACTTCCTGCTGCTGTCTTGGGTGCTATCAAGTACCAAGGCACATGGGACGCTAACGCTAACAGCCCAACACTTGCATCAAGCACAGGCACTGAAGGCTACTACTATGTAGTTTCTGTTGCTGGTTCAACAAACTTGAACGGCATCACTGATTGGAAGATTGGCGATTGGGCTATCTACAACGGCACTGCTTGGCAAAAGATTGACAACACTGACGCTGTTACATCAGTAAACGGCTACACAGGCACTGTTGTTCTGAATGCTTCTGATGTTGGCGCTTTGGCAAGCATAACGTCTGCCGATGGAAGCATCACAGTTAGCCAAGTTGGTACTGCTGTGGATTTGGCTGTATCTGCTGCTTCTCCTGCGTCTACTTTGCTTTTGCAGGTCAAAAACAACTCTGGCGCAACAATTACAAAAGGCACTGTTGTTTATGTCAACGGCGCTGTTGGTCAATTGCCTACTGTGGCAAAAGCCTTGGCAACGTCTGATGCGACATCTGCACAAACACAAGGTTTGATCACTGCTGATATTGCAAACAACGCAAATGGCTATGTAACCATAATTGGCTTGGTTACTGGACTTAACACTTCTGCTTATTCAGATGGCGAGCAGCTCTACCTAAGCGGAGTTACGGCTGGCGCTATGACGGGAACTAAGCCTTATGCTCCAACGCATCTGGTCTATGTTGGCGTTGTAACTTATGCCCACCCAACTCAAGGCAAGATTCAAGTAAAAGTTCAAAACGGATATGAGCTTGATGAGCTTCATAACGTCAGCGCACAAACACCATCTACTGGTCAAACCATTGTGTATAACAGTGCAACCAGCCTGTGGGAACAAAACACTGTCTCTTTGACTGCTGGCGTAAACGGTACGCTTCCACTGGCTAACGGCGGTACTGGAGCTACTACAATTGCTGGCGCACAAACGAATTTGCAGGTGGACCCTGCTGGAACCGCAGTTGCTATGGCAATTGCTTTGGGTTGAGTAAGGAAACAAAATGGCAAACACCTTTGCACGATATTTAAATAAAGACGTTGGCACATCTGCTGCCACCGTTGTTACTGTTGGCGCTTCAACACAGACCACCGTCATTGGTTTGTCCTTTGCCAACACTTCCATTTCGCCAATCACTGTGAGTGCGTACATCACGGCTTCTGCTGTTGATTACTACCTGATCAAGAACGCTACAGTTCCTGTAGGCGGCACATTGGTGGTTGTTGGTGGTGACCAAAAGACTGTGCTGGTGACAAGCGATGCACTCAAGGTTATCTCTTCAGCCGCAGCGTCTTGCGATGTCATTACTTCCGTTCTGAACATCACATAAGGGGGTTAAATGTCCTACATTGGCAATACCTCAACACAGCAAGCATTTACCCCCGCCATTGATTACTTCAGTGGTGACGGTAGCACTGTTGCATTTACGCTGTCACGACCTGTTGCGTCATCGGCTCAAGTTCAAGTCGTTGTCAACAACGTACCTCAGAACCCAAGCACAGCCTTCACGGTTCTGAACAACACGATCACGTTTACTGGCGCTCCATCGTTGGGTACTAACAACATTTACGTTGAGTACGTCAGCACCATCACTCAGGTGATGCAGCCGGGTCAAGGTACTGTCGGTGCAACTCAGTTGGCAGATGCTAGTGTCACTACAGCCAAGTTAAGTAGCAAAACAGGCACAGGCGCTGTTGCTTTGGCAAGCCTTCCTACGTTTACAACAACTATTGGTGTTGGTGGCGCTACCGCATCTGCTTCTGGTTCTGGTATCACATTTCCTGCAACTCAATCTGCATCAACTGACGCAAACACGCTAGATGATTATGAGGAAGGGACTTGGACACCTGCTGTAACAACCTCTGGTTTTGGCTCTGGGACATTGAACGGCACTTACACAAAAATTGGTCGTCTAGTTACAGTTACAGCTAACCTTCAACTCACATCTGTTGGAACAGCATCTGGAGGTTTAGGGGTTTCTGGTTTGCCTTTTTCTTCGGCTAATCAAGCATACGGTGTGTGCCGAGAAACGGCGGCAACAGGTGTTATTTACTATCCAGCCATAGATTTAAGCACTAGCTTCAACATTCAAAACAGCACAAACGGCGGAATTGTTTGGACAAATGGCTATATTTACCGTTTATCCTTTACCTACGTCACTTCAACCTAAGAGTTCATTAGCCTGATTGGATTGATTAGGCTGGACACAACACAAAGGAACACATCATGTTTACAGAAACCAAAGTCATCGACCAAATCACCGTCACTGAAAACGGCACAGTGTTGTACCGTGAAGCAACTCGCATCCTCAAAAGCGGTGAGCAGATCGCACAGACATTCCACCGCACAAGCCTGACACCCGGTCAAGACCTGACAGGTCAACCAGCTAACGTAGTAGCAATTTGTAATGTGGCATGGACTTCTGAAGTTATCTCTGCGTATCAAGCCGCTCAAGCAGAAGCAGCTTCTCGTCAAGGAGCCTAAACATGGCAATCAGCACAATTGACACCTCGTCCATCAGTGGACTTGGCTATGGGTTTAAGAACCGTATCATCAACGGCGGGATGCAAATCGACCAGAGAAATGCTGGAGCTAGTGTCACAATTAACACAGACGCTAAAAACTATGTGATGGACAGGTTTTGGGCATTTGACAATACAGAGGGTGTTTTTACACTTCAACAAGTCTCTGATGCTCCTGCTGGTTTTGTTAACTCTGCAAAAGCAACTGTTACAACTGCTGATGCAAGTGTAACTAATGACCAATACTCTGGGTTCTCTCAATTGGTTGAAGGTTTGAACTGCGCTGATCTAGCATGGGGAACAGCTAGTGCGGCAACAGTAACATTATCTTTTTGGGTCAAGTCAAGTCTTACTGGCACTTTTGGTGGCTCGGTAAGAAACAGCGCATTTAATAGAAGCTACCCGTTTAGCTACACAATCAGCTCTGCAAACACTTGGGAACAGAAATCAATCACTATTGCTGGTGATACAAGTGGAACATGGCTTACAACAAACGGTATCGGTATAAATATTAACTGGTCTATTGCAGAAGGCCCAAACCGTGTTGGCACTGCTGGAGTATGGGCAGGTGCTAACTATGCTGGAGCAACAGGACAGACGCAGATTATTTCTACGTTAAACGCCACATGGCAAATCACTGGTGTACAACTAGAAAAAGGCACTGTAGCTACAAGTTTTGACTATCGTCCATACGGGACTGAGTTGGCTTTGTGCCAGCGGTATTACTACAAGATTCAAGCAACAGGGGATGTCCAGCCATTTGGTGTTGGATATAACTCTGCACCAACCGTTGCAACGGGACAGATGTTCTTTCCTGTTACTTTAAGAACTAGGCCAACGTCATTAGAGCAATCTGGTACGGCTGCTAACTATAAAGTGCGGCATCAACAAACTGAAATTTCTTGTTCGTCTGTTCCAACATTTTCAACAAGTACTGATATGTCAGCCGTTGTCAATTTTACTGTTGCATCTGGATTAACTTCAAACCAACCTTCAATGCTTTGGTCTGCAAATTCATCCGCATATCTTGCATGGAGTGCTGAACTATGATTTATAAACTTCTTCCAAAAGTTGGTAATGATCCTCAGATAGTTGCCCGTATTGATGATGACAATGTTTGTCGTTTGACTTGCACAGAAACCAACCCAGACTATCTACAATGGCTATCAGAGGGGAACACCCCTGAGCCAGCAGAGGAGCAACAATGAGCTATATCGGCAATGAGCCAACAAGCGTAGCCTTCCTGACAGACACGTTCTCAGGTAACGGCTCAACCGTTGCATTCACCATGTCTGTGGCTCCTGCCACGACAACCTCTATCCTTGTAGCCGTCACTGGCGTAGTGCAAGACCCATCTACCTACGCTGTCGCAGGTACAACATTGACGTTCTCTGCTGCCCCTCCAAGCGGTACAGGCAACATCTCTGTGCGCTACATGGGCATCCCTGCAAGTGGCGTGGCAACTACGGCTTACCGTACTGTGACTGAGTTCACAGCTACCTCTGGTCAAACAACCTTCTCTGTGCCTAGCTACACAGTTGGCTACATCAACGTCTACCGTAACGGTGTGATGCTTGGTTCTGCTGACTACACAGCTTCAAACGGAACCAGTGTTGTATTGGCTTCTGGTGCAACTACAGGCGACTTGGTAACCACTGAGAGCTTCTATGTGAGTTCGGTGTTGAACGCTATCCCTGCTACGGCTGGTGCGGTTAACTCGACATATATTGCTGGTGGCGCTGCACTGGCAAACATTGGTGCTGCTGGTTTGACTCAAACGTATGTGGGTACAAACGTGGCTGGCACTGGTCCTGCGTTTAGTGCATATAAATCAGCAAACCAAACTTTATCACATAATACAAATACAAAAGTTACGTTTGATACTGAGTCTTATGACACAAACAACAACTTTACTTCCAGTACATTTACACCTACTGTTGCTGGGTACTATCAAGTTAAAGCTGGTATAGACTTTCAAGGCACATTTAACCGATCGTATTTAATAAACGTAATGCTTTACAAAAATGGTGCAAACGTAAAGTCTAGCTTTATTTCTTTCACTATGGGCAACGGCGGTGAAATTACGGTTGTAAATGAACCACCACCAATTTACATGAACGGCTCAACAGACACTCTTGAGTTATATGCTTATAGCTATGACTACTCGGCTTCGGGAAGTGTGACTATTAATGGACTTGCTCTTTACACATATTTTGGCGCTTATTTAGTGAGGGCTGCGTAATGACACTCGTTGAAAAAATTAAAGCCTTGTACCCAGAGCTTCCAAATGAACCGTGGATTTTTCATGGCATCGTCATTCAAAACGACAGCAATGGCAACGGTGACTATATTGCTAAATGGGAACACCCAACATTGGCTCGCCCTACTGAGGAACAACTAGCATGACAAAAGCAGTAAACCTAGCCACCGTTGGCTCTAACGCAAACTCAGGTGGTACGCTTATTACAAGTGGCACAGCCGTAGCAAGCACATCTGGCACTAGCATTGACTTTACGTCTATCCCTTCTTGGGTGAAGCGTATTACTGTGATGTTTAACGGTGTTGGAACAAGCGGAACGTCACTTTTTCAAGTGCAGATTGGTTCTGGAAGTGTTGCTAACACTGGATATGTAAGCGATGCTATGTACCCAAACGGCCCAACAAACAGCGGCCTTGTGACTACTGGCTTTGTTCAGCAAGGTACTGTTGTAGCGTCTTCTAATTTTCAAGGTGCTTCAACACTTGTTTTGTTAAACGGAAATATTTGGGTAAGCTCTGGAAATATTGTTGATAACGCTGGTCGTTTAAGTTTAAACGCAGGCTCCAAAACATTATCAGGAACTTTAGATCGTGTACGCATCACAACAGTGAATGGCACAGATACATTTAATGCTGGTTCAATCAACATTCTTTACGAGTAAAAAACATGAAGCGAATCGAAGTCAACCTTGCTACTGGTGAAACAACTGAAGTTGAACTAACCATTGAAGAGCAAGCACAAGCTCAAGCTTCTCATGCCGCATGGCAAATTCAAGAAACTGCTCGACTAGCTAAGGTGGCTGAAGAAACAGCCAAGCAAGCTAAGTTTGAAGAGTGGTTGGCTACACAAGGAGAATAAATATGGCACTTACACAAGTAGACCAAGGGCTGCTAAGTTCAGCGGCTCAGTACACAGGCTTCAAGAACCGCATCATCAACGGTGCGATGATGATTGACCAGCGTAATGCAGGTGCAGTTCAAACTTCTCCAGCCTCAAACGCATACGGTCTTGATCGTTGGAAATGTAACGTGGGCGGTGGCGGTTTTAATGTCCAGCAAAATGCAGGTAGCGTTACTCCACCAGTAGGTTTTTCTTTTTACTATGGTGTAACCTCCACAAGTACATCTGCTGCATCAAATTACAGCTTGCGTCAGGCTATTGAGGGCTACAACACTGCCGATTTAATGTGGGGAACTGCAAACGCACAACCAATCACATTGTCATTTTGGGTTCGATCAAGTCTTACTGGCACATTTGGTGGAGCAATTCAAAATGATGCGGGAAACAGAAGTTATGTTTTCCAATACACGATTGCATCTGCAAACACTTGGCAACAAGTCTCAGCAACTATTCCCGGTGATACAGGCGGCACATGGATTGGAGCAACAAACGGCGCTGGCCTTTATTTGTTTATTTCATACAGTGTTTCCGCTGGACAGACTGGCGGTGCTGGCGCATGGACAGGCAATGACTATCGCGCACCAACAGGTCAAGTGAACGTAGTGGGTACAAACGGAGCCACCTTCTACATCACAGGCGTTCAACTAGAAAAAGGCTCAACAGCAACGAGCTTTGACTACCGCCCGTATGGTACTGAGTTGGCTTTGTGTCAGCGGTATTTTTGGAAAGCTGGAAAAAGTCTATGGGGGTCATGGCTTACTGGTGGTGGTAGTGTCGTAGTGACGATTAACAACCCTGTTGAGATGCGAGCAAATCCGAGTTACACAAAATCAGGGACTTTGGGTTTTTACAGCTACACAGTAGCTGATGCTACTAACCTTACATATTCAGCTATTCAACAGCAAACCGTGAATTTTGCTCAGGTTCTTTTCACCACAACGGGCGCAGGCTCAAGTGCTGTTGGCTTACCAGGATACACAACGAATACTGGCGCAATTGAAGTTTCTTCGGAGTTGTAAATGACAACATACAAATTACCCCCAAAAGACAAGAACGGCAACACCCCTGATGGCGTTGCAAAGATTGATGAAGATGTCATTGTTGGCATCCCCTTCGACCCCGCCAACACAGACTATCAAGCCTATTTGAAATGGCTGGAAGAAGGCAACACGCCTGAACCTGCTGACGAGTAAAATCCGTCAACCAAGGACAAATCATGAGCTACACGCCACTACGTACACCGTTTTTAAATATGAGTTTTACTCCTGACGTTCCTAGTAACGCTTTGGGTGCAAACGAATATAACTCTGGTCGTAACGTAGAGGCTGATGTCCGTGGTATCAAAAAGGTTAGCGGAGAAGAGCTTGTCCTATCTACCATCCCCGGTAACGTCATATACATTGATGGCGGGTTTCGTGGCACAGAGTGGACCTACATCGTAGCCACTCGTGAGGGTAAGTGGTACAAGATTACTACTGGTGGCATATCGGACATTACCCCCGGTGGCGGTATTCTGTCTGGGTATTCTGACAACATCAACATCACCACCTCATGGGTTGGTAGTGTTTTCTTTATTAACGATACCCTGCGTCCTCCAATGTACTTCTTGGCTAATGCCACAGAGATTTACATCTATGACCAAGCTCCCAACTTCTACGTTTGGAATTACGATGTTGGCGTGACAAGCACTACAGCCGCTTTTGTTCGCAACTTCTGTTCACCAAACGTTGGCAACATCTTGATTGCTGGCAACCTGACAAAAGTAGCTGGTGGGGTCACAACCAACTACCCAACAACCATCCGTTGGTCACAAGCGTTTGCCAACACAGGCGTTCCTGCCACATGGGAACCAACTTTAAACAACGTGGCTAACGAACAAGAGATTCCTCTTCGTGGCCCTATCGTTGATGGCTTTTTCTTAGGCGCTAACTTCTACATCTGCTCCTATTGGGATACTGTAGTTATGTCGCCTATTGCCTATCAAAACAGCACAGCACCTGTCTTTGGTGTTCGCTTGTTCAACCAAGGCCGTGGCCTGATTAACAACAACTGCTGGACAAACACAGACTCTAACGTTTACGGTGTTGATAGCCGAGACATTTGGGTGTTCAACGGCTCTGAGTTCTCTCCTTTGGGCAACCAAAAGGTCCGTGACTACTTCTTCCGAAATCTGAGTACAACTTACTCTGATCGCATCTTTGTGGTCAACAACACAGTCAAAAACCAAATCGAAATCTATTTCCCCAACTTGACTTCTACAGGCTGGTGCAATGAGATGATTTCTTGGCGTTATGACATCAACGTTTGGAATGCTCCAAAAGACGTTGTAAATGCCTGTATGGGTTGTGAAGCGCCTGTTTACATCTCTGGAGCATTCAAGTATGCCTCTAGAACTGTCGTATACGCCCAAGGAGGCACTGCAAGTAGCAAGCTGGTACAAACAGGCAGGGGCAACTCTTTCATCAACTCAGCGCCTATTCCTGCTTTGTTTGAGCGTAACAACATTGTTCTGCAAACTGCTGAAGGTCCAGTGCCGTATTCCTCTAAGGTATACGCTCACCGTTTGTTGCCTGAAATTGCAGGTACTGGCACTATCAACATCACTGTTGGTGGCGCTAACTCTACTGCTCAACCAGCCACATACGGTCAAGCTTCTACTGTTTCAGTAATCACGGACAATCCTTGGGTGACAACTCAACAAAACACTGTTCGCACTCTGTCTGTAAAGGTAGAGTCAAACGATGCTACTGATACGTGGAATTTGACTGCTATGAACTGGCAAGCGACAGTAACTGAGGATGCTTTCTAATGCCATTCTTTCTTGACGGCAATCCAACTCAGGGAGAAATCTCTGAGGCAATTAACTATTTGCTTGGCAATACTCAGCTAACCACTTCAACAAACGTTGTTAACGGTCAAGTTACCGATGCTCTTGGTGACGTTGTAAGTTACTTGTACAAGTACATCTATGTAAAGTACGCTGATAGCTTTGATGGCACAGTAAACTTTTCAGATACTCCAACAAATCGTCAATATTACGGCTTGCGTAATGATGACAGCGCGACTGAATCTACAAACCCTGCTGATTATGTTTGGTATCAAGTGGTTGGTGGATTTAGCACAACCAAATTTATCTTCTATTCAGTCACTGGTGGACGAAGAGTCAACATAGTAGTTAGCACATCTGCTCCTTCTATTTTGTATCAAGCAGACAGTGGAGCCGCTATCGATCTAGACCAGATTTCAGGTTCTGATGGCGCATCGTTCCGACTTTGTTATGCAAAGAGTACAAGCTTTGCTTTGGCATCCACTCCCACGACCTACCAGACATCTGGCGATAGTAGCTTCCCTCCATACAACACATGGGGTGGAGCAGAGACTTGGCAAGCAACTCCTCCTTCGTTGGCGGTGAATGAAGCTTTGTTTCAATCTGATGGTGTCTACAACCCTGTGTCGAATCTGACAACATGGAACGTGCCATACCTGTCAAGCCTTAGAGTTGGTGCGTTGTCTGCTATTAGCGCAAACCTTGGGACTATCACTGCTGGCGATCTTTCTATTGGTAGCTCACCTACTATTAGCGGAACAACCATGACAGGTACAGGCTCTCACCTGTATTCTGATGGCAAGTTCATTGCTGGAAACTCTTCTGCAAACATTGTGTTTGATGGAAGCGACTTCTACATCAATGGAGTTTCAACAGTAGATGTTGTTTCATCAAGCTCAACCTCATTCATTGGGACAGAGGTAGACGTTGCAACCATCACGATTACAAAGAATGCAAAAACAATAATCTCTTGGAGTTGTCCAATACTGCTGACAACCTCTACAACCGCTGTTGCCGCAGAGATAAATGCTAATGTATTTATCAAAGATAGCTCAGGGACTATTGTTACCAACAGCGAACAGCTATGCCTTGCATTTGGACCAACTCCCAAAAGAGGCTCTGCTCCGACAGCAAATCAATATATAACAAACTACTGTTATACAAGTATTCTTGATTTGCCTATTGGAACGTATAAGTTAAAAATTTCTGACATTGGCTCTGCCGCATACGATGTTTTGGGCGCAGCGGTAGCATTAACTAACCTAAGCACATTCACTGGTGGTGAAAGTGTTTACGTTTGCCAATTAAATACATAAGGATAGATCATGGGTGGATTCGCATCACAAGTACAACAACCACAAACAGGTGTCAGTGGCGGTAAGGGCCAAGCTTCTGCGCCTCAACCAGAAAACCAGATCAACCCAAATCCTGTAGACGGCACACCAACTCCTCAGCCTATGGGCAAGGGTGGCGCACAAACCAATTCCGCAACATCGGGTCAGCCTCGTATGGGGCAAGAGAATCAATATTCCAATACTGTCGGACAGTGGGATAATACGCAACAACAGACTCAACAGCCCATGCAGGGCAAGGGCAAAGGAGCTTAATTATGGGTAGCGGTAAATCATCAGGTACGCAATCGGCACAGATTTCTCCAGCACAAGAACGTGTTCTTAACGCTCAAACAGATGCGCTGCAGGGGACTTTTCTTCCAGCGTACACAAAGACCATTGGTCAAGCCCAAGATGTATATCAACAAACGGCTCCCGGCGCTATAAACGCTGCTAACGAGGCATCTAATGTTGCCGCTCAAACTGGTGGCGTTCAACAAGCTGCTGGCACTGCTGGCACTGCTATTGGCATGACGGGTCTTGCTTCATTGTTCAATCCTCAATACGAGGAAGAGCAAGTTCAAGCTTCAATGCAACCTGCACGAGAAGCTATTCGTGAACAAATAGGTTCTGAAAATGCCATGTTTGGTGGCGCTGGTGGCGCTGGTAGCTCTCGATATGCTTTAGCTCGTGAAAATACAAAACAGCTTGGCGAACAAAGATTGGCAACTGCTGCTGCTGCTGCTCGTGCTGGTGTGCAAGCCAACAAAGCTGCTGCTGCCAACCAATTGGCTACTTTGGGTGGTCAACAGCTTACTGGCGCAAACACTGCGGCTTCTGCTCGTATTGGCTACGCTGGCACACCGCAAGATGTGTTGGCTAAGTATGCTTCCGTTATTTACGGTACTCCACAACAGTCCACCACGCCAAACTTCCAAGGCACTCAAGGCCAAACAACTTCTGGCAAGAGCAGCGGCTTCAAACTGTAAGGAATCGTTATGCCTCAAAACTTTCAAAACTGGCAATCTATGGGAGCTACTGCTGCTCCTCAGAATCCATCATCTCAAAGTGGCATGCCCGGTACTGAGTTTGAGGATTGGTCAAACCTAACTGGTCCTTCTGACATATTGAAGCAAGCATTTGGAGTTCAAAAGCCAAGTGGCTTTAACAACAGTGCAGCTCCTGTTCCTCCTCCTGTCCAATCGCAACCTCAGAATTGGGGTGAGGCAATGGACAAGGCTGTTGCTCCGTTCCAGCAAAAGTTTGACAATGTTTCAAACGCTATGGGGCAGCTTGGTCAAGGAAATACGTTTGGCGCATACGCAGCGTATCAAGGCCAGAAGCCAGCAGTTGGACCACAACCTCAAGTTGGTCAACCTCAAGAAGCTGCTAATAGCGGCTATGACTTTTCGCGTTAAGGAATAGATATGGCTGATGAACAACAAGCAGTAGACCAAGAATTAGCTCCTATTCATGTTCTTTCCAAAGCGTTTACCGCTGACTCGGGAGAAGAGCATCGTGTTGCTGCTGCTAACTTGATTACCGAGAAGTCTAAACAAGACAAGATTGGCGATGCAACTACTGGTACTCAGTGGGCTCCTTTGGTTTTTTCAATTCTTGGTCGTAACTACGAAGGTGCTTTAGAGGCTTGGAATGGTGGTCGCAAGACTTATTCTGATGCCTTTGGTCCTGACGGTACACGTTACAAGCAAGAACGAAATAGCCGTGGCTCTACTGGTGTGATTCTTGATGTTGATGGAAATCCTTTGGATCAAAATCAACTGAAGCAAATGACCAAGAATGGTTGGATTGTCTCTAAAGAAGACATGACTGCCGCTGGCTTGGGCCAGTTCCGTGCGACCAACGAAGGCATCCTTTCCATGCGTAAGGCTCCCTACGAGCAAGTCGTTGGCGCATACAAGAAAGCTTCTGATCAAGCTGTTGCATCTTCAGGCATTGCCAACCAATGGGATGAACTTGAGAAGATTGCCAAGCGCTCTCGCAATGAGAAGACAGGCGTTTCTTGGTTGGACACATACAACCAACTCTCTCCTGAAAAACGTGCTGCATTGAGCGCTGCTGCAAGTGTTCAAACACAATCTGCAACAGGTGCAACAACTGAAGCTGGTACATCTGCTGGTCGTTCTGCTGGCAATCAAGCAACACAGAACGTCACCAAGGGGGCTAGTGTTGAAGGTGGCCTTGCTGGTGGTCGAGTACCTCCTGCTGGCGCAGGTGCTGGCAATGTTGGCGTTGCTCCAAATATTGGTGGCGGCATCAACGAGTCTCGCGGTGCATCTACATCTGGTCAGGTTGGTGCTACTACTGGTGCTACCAATGCTGCTGGCACTTCAGCTTCTTCTGGCGTTCAACAGCAAGCTCAGTTCCGCAACATTGTTGAAAGCATTTTCCAAGGGAAGATGGACGACAAGGAATTTACTGACTTCCAACGATTCATTCAATTGAACGACTCTTTGAATGCTATTCAACAAACCCGTAAAGGTGAAGAGCTGGCTCCCGGCTCGGAGAACCTTGGTGTCGTTGACCCACTCTTGTCTGGTCAAAGAAACATTGCTATTACTGCAACCAAGGGTTTGCAAAACGAAGCTCTGTTGTCAGAGTGGAACCACTTCCTTGCTGACAAGATGAATAGCTCTGGTGGTCGTATGCCGGGCAAAGCTGAACTTGCAAAAGAATTTGAAGACTCAGAGGCTTACAAGGCGATCAAATATCGTTACGGTTCAAAAGTTGAAGCGCTGCGAACTGGTAAGAATCATGAGCCAAAAGAAGGCGATGTATCAGTCAACAACCGCAATAAACTAATCGTCTACCGTGATGGTAAATGGAAGGATAAATAATGGGCGCTCGTGAATACACAAATGAAGATGCTGGCTTTGATGACGTTTCTTCATACAACGCGCCAGCACCTAAGCAAGACTCTGGTGCAACCTCCAAAGTCCAAAGGGCTGCTTTAACAGGAAAGGCTGATGCGGCTGTTGCTGCGCCTGTTGCCGCTCCTGTAGCAAGTGCTGCTGTTATTCCTCCACTGGATGCAGCCAGCGCACCTCCTTTGCCTGATGTCAAAAACCCAGCTCAAGACGGTGACTTCTGGAAGAGTGCATTGCCATACCTTGCTGCTCCAGCTTTGGGGTTGTTGGGTGGTGCTGCTTACTCTGGCATGAAGGGCCGCTCTGGTGGTGGTGGTGGTGGTGGTGGTGGTGGTGGTGGTCCAACAGTAGATGAAGACTTGCGTCAATTGCGTTTGGCCCAAGAACAAGCCAAGCTTGATTCCATCTACGAAAAGAACTACCGTCAACAACAGTTGCACGAAGCCAACTTGGCAAAAATGCAAGGCGCACCTGCTGGTCAACCAAGTGCAGCAGCTCCTTCTGGGATGGTTGCTGAGTCTGGTTTGCCACAAACCAATCAACAGTTCTCTGTGCAAGATAAGCCTGTTGACTACAGCATCACATCTCCAAGTGCGTATGGCGCGACAACAACTAATGCACCTACTGGCGCACCTAATGTTGCTGCACCTCCTCCTGCTGAAGCTCCTGTTGCCGCTGTGCAACCTAAGCCAATGTCAGAGATTGAGCGCTTGCGTGTTGAGAAGCTCCAGTTTGATTTGGAAGCAGCTCGTAACAAAGAAGCTCGCGCTCAAGAAGCTCACGCCAATCGTTTAGCTGCTGAAGCAAAACGTGCTGAGACAAAGAATCAAGCAAGCCAAGGCAAGCCTCTCGATAGCGTAGAGACTACTATGCTCAAGCAATCGCATCAAAACACGATTGCAAAGGCTGTACAGGCTGATGTGAAGGCGAATACTCCAGCGCCTAAGCCAGCACCTGTAGCGTCTGTTGCACCTCCTGCTGCGGCTCCTAATGCCCCAACAAACCCAACAGCAGCAATTGCTGACAAGTTTGTTTTGCCAATCTCTTCTAACCCTGCTGAGACTGCTTTGACAAAAGAGCAAATGTCGGCTCGTGGCTGGTTGGCAAATCAATACGGTGGCAACAACAAATACTACGAATCTGTTCAAGAGATTTTTGGTGGCGCACCTCCAAGCTACAACGCTGCTGCTGGCGAAAAAGCCATTGGCAAAGAGGCGCATCAAGTGGTGATGGATTGGCGCAAGGCAAACATTGACGGGCCAAAAGTCAACTTAACCCACGACATGAAGAAAGTCCTCAAGGGTGGTGGCGGCATGGCTGTGCTGATGGCGTTGCCGGGCTTTGCAGAAGCTGCTCAACAAAAAGACGCTGGCAAAATGTCAGACATCTTTACTGACTTCTTTGTGTTGCCATTTGCTCAGTCCCGTGAGGCTGGCATACCAAAGGCTCAAGAAGAATCTATCATTGCTGGGAAGTTCAAAGAAGCCTCCAAGCTTGGTAGCCCATATCGTTCAGTTCCACCTCCGAGATAAGTCATGACCACTGATCACGAAACAGCAACAGCGGTAGCAGCTAAGTCTGCTCTGCCTGTAGGACTCTCTTTGGCTACGGTTATGGGTTACCAAGTCAGCGATGTGCTGATGTGGATGACCTTGATCTACACATGCTTGTTGATCATTCACAAGGTCTACCTGATGTACAAAGACTTTCGTAAGAAGTAAATGTGCCGATTGGGACTGCGCTTTTTGCTGCGACCACTGCATTTCAGTTAGTCAAAGACGGTTGCGCTCTTTACAAAGAAGTTAAGGGTGTAGCTGGTAACGTCAAGCAAATCTATGATGAAATTTCTGAGCAATTCGCTGGCAAGCCGATTTCTAAGGAACAGGCTAAAAAGATTGAGGCTGAGAAAGCGCGTGTCGCGGAGGTAGCCAAGGCTAATCCTGATGACATCATCTTTAAGATTGGAGACAACCTTGGTGAGATGTTTGATGCGTTTGACAGATTAGAAGAATTGTTTTGGGAGCAGGAAAGAGAAGCAAAGAAGGTTCAATCAAAAGATGTGTCTTTGAAGCGGATGGCTTTAAAGAGAATTTTGGTTAGGCAGAAGTTGATGGCTATGCATGCTGAACTGAAGCAGCAGATGATCTATCACTCGCCACCAGAGTTAAAAGATTTGTGGACGCAGTTTGAAGAGATGCGTAACCAGATTGAAGAAGAGCAAAGAATAGCAAGAGCAAAGCAAGCGAAAGAAGACTTGATTCTTTTGCGTGAACGTCAATCCATGATGGAAGAGGTTCGCGTGAAATCAATGGATGCCGCAATAGCAATAGTTGGGTTAATCTTTTTGGGTTGGATGCTGTGGCAACTACGAAATCAAGCGATAGCACGAGCGTCTTTTTGGCACACCTGATTGTCTTGTGTGTATTGTTGGTTGTTTTCACTTTTTCATTTATGGCGTACATCGACACGCTATGGATGAAAGAGGAAATCAAGAAAGAAGCAAGGGAGCTGCGTAAGCTCAAAGAAGAATTGAAAAAGGAGTCCAAATGAGATTTTTGTTTGTCTTGTTATTGTTGGCGGGGTGCGAAGACCACTATCGCTACACCTGTCAAAACCCAGACAAGTTCAATGCGCCTGAGTGCCAAAAGCCTCGTTGCCAATTTACTCAAACCTGTCCTGAATACCTTGTAGCCCCTGTATTGGAGAAGAAAATTGAACCAGCCCAACCAGCAGCCTCTAACGCCAGCGGAAATTGAAGTACGTGTATGGGCCTTTGTAGTGGGGATCGTTACACTGATCCTTGCTGGCATTGTGTTTTTCATGTTGTACTCAGTGACCTTTGTGGTCCAGCCAATCAAGTCAATGGCTCCTATTGACCAAGGCTACCTCAAGATGTTGAACGACATTGTTCTTCTGATTGTTGGTGGCATTGGTGGTGTGATGACCAAACGTGCTGTCAGCTCAACTGCTCAAACGCTTGGCACTCCATCGGGAGAAACGCCCCCAAAGCCAAGTGACCCATCGGGTGCGATGCCTGTATGGGTCAACCCAGAGCTAGATGAATCTTGGACCCCTCCACCTCCTCCAACAACGCCTCCTACTCACTTGGAGTCTGATGATGTTAGAGCAGAAATTGCAGCAGCAAGAGCTGGAGAACGATGATGCGTTTACCAAACCCTTGGATGATTCTGGGAGCTATCACTGCCGCTTCTCTTGTATATTTTTACGCCCACCATGTAGGCTATGTGAAAAGAGATCAGGAGATGCAGTTGGAGATAGCCCGTCTGAACGGTGAGGCTCGTGAGAAAGAGCAAAAGCTTGCTCAAGACCTGAACAACACTTCATCTCAATTGAAAGAAGCAAATGATGTCGTTACTAAAAAGCAAACTGATCTTGATGCTGCCATTCGTTCTGGCAGGATGCGCCTCAACACAAGTTGCGTACCAGCCTCCACAGGTTCCACCACTGCCAGCGGGGATAACTCCAAAGCAAGCGAATCTGAGCGAGAGACTCTCCTCCTTATTGCTCAACTCGCAGCAGAAGGCGACAGAGCCATCAACGAACTCAACGCCTGTATCGCAGCCTACAACCAAGTAAGGGAAACCATAAATGGCAGTAACCGCTGAACAGCTAATCAAGCTGCACATCAACCCTGATCTGGCAGCACCATTGAACGAAACCTTTGAGCGTTTCAACATTTCTACTGTGCGCCAGCAAGCTGCCTTCTTAGGCCAATGTGGTCACGAGTGTGGCAACTTCAGAATCTTTGAAGAGAACCTGAATTACCGTGCTGAGACATTGATGAAGCTTTGGCCCAAGCGTTTCCCTACTCTTGAGTTTGCCAAGCAGTACGAAAAAAATCCGCGCAAGATTGCCAACAGCGTGTACTCGAATCGTATGGGAAACAGGGATGAAGCTTCAGGGGATGGCTTCCGTTTTAGGGGCTCCGGGGCTTTGCAACTCACAGGCCATGCGAATTTTTACCACGCATCAAAAGCGCTCGGTGTTGACTTTGTGATGGAACCAGAACTTGTGCGAACACCCAAGTACGCTTTGTTGACCGCAGGATGGTTCTGGTCCACTCACAATTGCAATGCGCTGGCTGAGAACGCTGATTGGGTTGGCTTAACCAAGAAGATCAACGGTGGCACGATTGGCCTTGATGATCGTATTAAGCACACCAAAGAAGCCATCTCAGTGCTTAGTTAAGCTTGGCGGGTCAAAGATAGTTATCCCAAGGTCTTTGCGGTAACTCTCAATGATGCGCTCTTGGCGCTCAATCATGGCGTAGAGAAACAGGACTTCACTGGTTGCATCATGCGAATCAATGACAGTGCCTGTTTCGTCACGTTCAAGGATGACGTAAGCAAACTCACTCATGGCTACCCCACATTGCCAGCAGTGCAAGCACTACAGCACCCACCAACAAACCGCCAAGCACAAGCAGAGCAATGATTGTTAGTACGTTCTGCATTACTTCACCCCTTTAGGCATCCCAGCCCTTGAGTACATGTAGAAATCAGTAGGTGCAGTTGAGACTCGTTTGATCTTTGGTTTTGCAACGATTGTGAACACGGCATGGCCTTTTTCACTTTCGCGGGTGGCACGGTTTATGGACCCATACTTTTCACCATTGAGTTTTGCTGCTGACTCTTTACGGATGTTTGACATGAACTCAGGCATATAGGTTGCCACGTAGTCTTTGTGGAACGCATTGATTTGTTTCATAGCGCTCTCCATTCACGTTCTTGGCGACCAGAGTTTGACGTTACTGTTTTGCCTGTCAGCTCTACCAGTGGAGGTGTGAAATTTGCCATCTCTGGCAAGCGGCGTGAGACTTGGTTTGGATTCATGTCAAGAGCCATCGCAATAGAGTCCTTACCCATTGGGCCATGCTCGTGAAGGCACTCATGAATGCGTTGCATGTGAATTGGCGCAACCTCTTTGATTGACACAGCAGCTTCGTGGCTGGTTGTCGGGTCAAGGGTACGTGCGCGTTTGAAAAATTTACCAAGAAAGTGGGTCAATTTGAATCTCCATTACTTTTCTTTTTGGCGGCTTCTGTTTATCAACTTTTACTTTGACAACGACAGGAGCAACCTTCTTTTGCATTACGACTTGAACTGAATGCCATTGCTCATGACATCTTTGTTCAGCCACCATTTTAATTTTGTAAGAGATCACGCAGTCTTCGCAGATGTTGCATGGTTCTTTTGCAAGCCTTGCCAGCCGTAGCCATTCAGCATACTGTTCGTAACTCTGAAAGCAATCAGGGGCAATTGGGTTTCTGTTGGGGTTCATTAAAGGAGGGGGACTAGAGAACAAATCTAATTGCACGTTCATCCCCCGTTAGATCAGAATGGCAAATCGTCATCAGGCAAGTCATTGATTGGAGCCTTGCGAGTAGGCTGCTCAACCGAACGTGCTTGCTGTTCTTTAGGCTTGACAGACAAGGAGAAGAACTTCTTGCCATCTTTGCTTTCCTTGATCCAACCGCTTAACCAGCAGTCAACGCCATTGAAGTTAATGGAGCCACTGTAGTCAGGGTGGCTGTCTTGGGTCTTCTTTTCTTTGTTGTTGAAAAGTACACCACGGTTTGTATTGTCGAACTCTGCCATTTGATTTCCTTAGTTAATTAAACAGGCTTTGCTTTTTTAAGAGCTGCCCGTGTTGGTGCAGACAAGAAGCCGAACAGATATACCTTCTGATCAGATTCCAGTGCCATTTCATCGACCATTGCTAATGCGTCCGATGCTTTGCCAGCTTTGCACAAGTCTTCTACTGACTGTGCTGTCTCTTGCAAAAATTCTTTGTCTGAGTCTGGCAGGTCATCGCCAATCCCACCCTTTGGAGTAATGATGGGGGCATCACCCTTGCGGCCTGTTGTAGCGTCTAGCGCATCGTGTTCAACAATCTCAAGCGCTGCAACCCACAAATAGCGGCGCAGGTATGTTTGTACTGCCCCAAGGTTTTGGACCTCATGACAGCCCTTTAAAGCGGCGCTAGACATAGGCGAAGTGATGAATACTTTCTCTTCTGGCTTCTCAGTGTTGACAATCTCCATAACTGCGTTCTCAGTGCCAAAACTGATGATGGATGTCAAGCCAAGTTCATTGAATATTTCCAATGCTGGAATGATGAAGTCACCCAGCTCAAAGTAGTAGTAGTTGGCAAACTTGTTGTGACCAGACTTCTTGAGTTTGGATGTGTGAAACTTTGCTCGTGCTTCATTCAGCTTTTGATAGACGTTCATTTCTTTTCCTTGGTTGATTGCTCAAGCTCATCAAGCTTGTTGTTTACGATGTTCAATACTTTGTTGCCAAATGCTTTTGCTTCAGGCGATTCATAAATTGATTCAGCAGCGTAGCCACCAATCATCAAATAGATCGTCTTCTTTGATGGGATGATGATGTCAAGTATTCCAGTTACACACATCACAATGACAATGCCTTTAAGCATTTTCTTAGCGGATGCTGCTTTTGTTGCATAGTCATTGCCAAACTTACTCATGTCTGCATTAAATGACCAGACGATTAGGCTAACTATCGCACCAAGAAAAGCAATGATAAATATGAATGTCAATGCACAAGAAATCTTGTCAAGGACTTCTACGAAATAGATGATTAACGGTACGGTCATTTGTTTCCCTTTGCGTATGCTTTGTCAAATTCTTCGTTGATGATTTCTTTTTGGTCTTCTTCGTACAGATCGCCAAAAGTCACAAAGTGGTTCTCTTGGCAACAGCTAAAGCCCTCTTGTGGTTGGCAGCAATAGCAACAGTATTTCTGATCTGATTCCAAAAATTCGGCACGGATGGCCTCGTACAAGCTTTTAGATTTCATTGGATTCCCTTTGCAAAATATTTTCCAAGCGTTCAATTGTTCTATCGCGCACCAAGTTCATGATGTTGGTTCCATCAACGGTTTGAATCTCGTCAATGGAGAACATGTTCTCGTAGATGCGGTGGTAGAGGAGGATTAGTTTGATGTCATCAAACTTGATGTGACGCACATACTGACCTGTCTTTAGGTTCCATGTGGTGAAGTTGTCTTGCCATTCCATTAGATTACCTTGATTGCGATTGAGACAGCAATTATGCCGAGGATTAATAGAGTTCTAACAACATAATTCTTATTAGGAGGGCGTTTGTAATGCTCTATGACAGGGTAGTCAAACGGAAAAGCTGTACGCAGTTCCCGTGGATAGCATCGTGTTGTTGGGTTGAGGTCTTCAATAGTCATAGTCATCGTCCTTGCAGTTATCACGAATGGCTTCTTCAATCTGCTCAACTTCATTTTCTGTAGGCTCGTATTTAAGAAGCTTGCCGTCCATGTCTAGCAAGTCATACTCAAACTCTTCGTACCCGTAGTAGTCCATGTCGCTATCCCATGTGCTGGAATTGCCATCGACCTTTGTGTAGCTAAGAATTCCAATTTGGCACTCTGTTCCATCATCAAGACAGAAATCAAGTTTTTCTTTGTATGTCATTTGTCTTCCTTGAATGGGTCACCAAAGGTGGAGCTAATGCCAGTGTTAATGTTGAACAAGTCATGTCCACGGTCTTGGATGACTTCACCCTGTGTGCCAAACCAATTGCTGCCACACTTCACAAACGTATCGCCAGTGTCAGACTGTTTAAAGTTTGGTGTCTCTGTGTAAACGCGACCAGAGAAGATGTCTACCTTAATCATGAGCTACCTCTTTCATTTCGTTGATTGCCTGAATCACTTCAGAAATCGTTTTGCATTCAAACCCACACCATTCGTTAATCAACTTGACCGCTAGGTTGAGTCCAGCACTGTGGCCTTGTTGCCATACTTCCATTTCTGTCATAGCCTTCCTTTCATTAAATTGTTGGCGTAGAAGTAATGTAATCTAAGTTTAGCTGTATGCAACAACTATATTTCTATCAAAGTTACCAACTCAATAGATAAACTCAATCAACCTATCTACAGTTTTGGTTTACTATAGCGACCTTCAACAACTGGAGTTCACATGAAGATCGAAGACTTAGAAAAATACGCAACCTGTTACCGCATTGCCAAGATGCTTGGCGTGACACCAACCTCTGTTTACCAGTGGAAAAAGACCGGCAAAGTGCCACCTCTGCGAGTGTTCCAGCTCAAAGAGATGAAGCCTGAATGGTTCAAAGGAGAGTGACATGAAGTACATGATTGGTTTCCCTATCGCTTGGTTGGTGGTCTACCTCATGTTTGCATTTGTCACTCTGAGCTTTAGCCCTTCAGATTGGACCGAGAACTACCGCATCTTGTGTGCTGTGTTTGGCATGGTCTGGGGCGCTGCTATTTCGTACCGCATGAGTCAGGACTGCAAATGGGCATACTGATTGTTGCGCTGATTGTTGATTGGCTATTGGAGAACGCATGAGCAAAGGTAGTGGCAAACGCAAAGAAGACTCAGGCAAAGTCAGAGCAAATTGGGGTGGCGCTTTTGATAAAAAAGAAAGCTGCCCTGCTTGTGGCTCTGAGGAATACGACACGTATCGCCTAAACCCATCAGTAGGCGATTCAAGCATTACATACAGCATATGCTGTCAATGCCAACATGAATTTAACGGTAAACCACATTGGGAGTAAAGAAATGAGTAGTTACGCAGAATTGGAAATGAAGGTCTTGCAGTGGTCTGAGGCTCGCAAGATCGTGCCAAACAGCACACCCTTTGCACAGTCAATCAAGGCTGTAGAAGAGATCAACGAGTTGGTAGACGCATTACGTAATGATGACCGTGTAGAGGCCATAGATGCTATTGGTGACACTATGGTGTGCCTGATTAACGTCTGTGCTTTGATGGATGTCAACCTGACTGACTGCCTTGAAGCAGCCTATCACCAGATCAAAGACCGCCGTGGCTACATGAATGCCGAAGGTATCTTTGTCAAGGAGTCGTGATGCGTGAATGTAGCAATTGCAAATATGAGAAATTGCATGGAAGTGAAAATCCATGCGCATCTTGCAAAGCTTATTCACGTTGGGAGCCTAAATTACAACCTGAACCATCGGCTAAAACCGCTTTACAAAGGCAAGAGGGCGGTCAACATTACAAAGACAATGCTATCCAGCCTATTGTCTACATCCATGCCAACAAGCTTGGGTTCTGCGAAGGTAATGTAGTCAAGTACATCACCCGTCACAAAGAAAAGAATGGTGCAGAGGACATCCGTAAGGTCATCCATTACTGCGAATTGTTATTGGAATTGGAGTACAAAAATGAATCTACATGAAGTTCCTGCGAAATGCGAAGGTCAAATGATTACGCAATACGCTGCAAGCGAAGAAAAAGTTAAAACAACTTACGTTGAACGCCGAGTACCTGAGCATTTAGAAAACTTAGTACATAAGCTGATTGACAAGTTTTTGCGTGAACGTGGATACAACCCAAAGGAAATTTAAAAATGACACCAACAGCTAGATTACGTTTTATAGAACGCGTAGTACCTGCGCCTGAATATGGCGAAGGTATTGGTAAAACTGTTCGCATCCTTCAGCAATGGTGGACAGTGACTGGCACTGAGCCAGAGTTTCAACACCACTTTGGCGAATGGCGCGACATTCCTTTGGAGAAAGAGCATGAGTGAAGTCAACATCATCTTGACAGACAAAGAAGACGGTACTTTGGGCATCCGTATCGTTTCAGACGCGCCTGATGACTCTGGTGCAAGCACTATTGCAAAGATGTTCATTGAGTTTGTAGGTCAACTACAAGCCCAAGAACAAGCTCCAAAAATCATTACAGGGGAATAGCATGGAAGTTGTATTTGAAAAGAAAACAAAGATCAAGCCTTTGACATTGGCTGATTTCAGGCATTTATATGATTACTGCATGGTTGCTGAAGAAGATGGCAGTTACAACGGGAATCAAGAGCAATATTGGAAACGTCACAAAAAAATCAAAGCATGGGTAGAAGATTGCATTGATACATTGGAGCGCAAATAATGGGACAGATTATTGGATTGCTTTGTTTTGCAGCATGGTTGACTCACATCTTCACTTGCTTTGCTCACGGCTTTTGGGGGTTCTTGGTAGCTGGCGCTATCTTTTTTCCCATCGGAATTTTGCACGGGTTCTACCTGTGGTTCAATTAATGTGATATAGTAGTTTGAAACACGGCTAGGTCTGAAGTCATGAGCAGATCGAAAAGAGTTACCCCTTCTCCTGCCGCAGTTTCTTTGTCTAAGGGGCTTTGAAAAAGCGGGCTATATGCACTATTACCAATTCAACATTGGGGACTATGCTTCCCATACGCGCCACCTCGACTTGCTTGAGGATTTGGCCTATCGCAGGATTCTTGACCTGTACTACCTTCATGAGCGTCCATTGAGTGGCGATGCCTCACTTGTTGCCAAACAGATTGGTATGAGGGATGACGCTGCAACTGTTCGTGATGTCCTCAATGAGTTCTTTGAACAAACTGAAGAAGGCTATGTCAATGCCCGTGCTGACAAAGAAATAGCACATTACCATTCAAAAATTGAACAAGCGTCACGCGCTGGTAAAGCATCCGCTGAACGTAGGTTAGGCAACCGTTCAACGGACGTTGCAACGGACGTTCAACCAAACATAAAACAAGAAACAATAAACAAGAAACAAGAAACAAAGAAAGAGGCAACTGACGTTGCTATTATTTTACCAGATTGGTTACCTTTGGAAACTTGGCAAGCATATCTGTCTATGCGTAAGCGTATCAAGAAGCCTCCAACCGACTATGCAGTAAAGCTGTTGATCAACAAGCTGAATGGGTTTCGTGAGAAGGGTCAAGATGTCAAAGAGATTCTTGAACGGTCCATCACAAGCAGTTGGCAAGATTTGTACGAGATCGCTGCTGTAAAACAACCGTTCAACAAGTATGACGCTATAACCACCACCGTGCCGAGTAGCAAAGAAAAAGACCCTGCTCTTGTGAAGCTGGATGAAGATGCAAAGAAAGCTGCCGCCCCGTCCTTGGAGACATTACAACGATTGGCTGCTTTGCGTCAGGAGTTAAAAAATGGATAAAGGTACTGCACACGCGATATTGAACCAAGTAAAAATGGGGATGTACTTCTCGCAAGGAAAGATCAATGAAGCCCTCTATACAACTGGAGACTTGGACATTAACAAGCTCTCGCCAACATCTTGTAGACCACTACGCACAGATGGCCCTCAGTCCTGCTACGTTAGGTCAAGCTCGTTGGAGGACGCGGGAATTGGAGGCGGATTCAAGTGGTCTATGGATTGGGATAGGAAAAGAAATAGCAATGAAATTGAAGGAGTTGAAAAATGAGCAAACCACGTAAAAAATACAAACCCAAAGGCGTTCGCTTGGATGCTATGACATGGGTAATCTCTGGATTCAAGAAGGTAGCAGACGTACCAGACGCTGGCACTAAGCTGCTTCTACGCAACCACGTAGCCTTTGACGAGATTCGTGCTGGTCGAGGCGACAGGCAGCACGTTGATTTCTTGATTCACATGGTCAACATGGCAGAAGCTTTGGCAAACCTCCAGCTTGGTCGTGATTGGTTGCCAGAGATACATGAAGCCCAAGACGCTATCTATGCAATGGCCCAGCGTGGCATCAGTGGCAAGAAGTTCTTGTTCACAGGTGAAGAGATGGGCATTGTGCAGACCATCCTTGAGCTGCATGATGAACAACTGAGAAACTGCCCTGTTCGAAAGATGGAAGAGGCTTTGGACCAGATCAACAAAGAGTACATCCATAACAAGATGCGCCGTATTGAACCAATGGAGGCCGCATGACACAAGATGAAATCATTGAGATGGCTGTATCAAACGGCTTTTACAAGAACGATGAAGGAACTATCACATCACCGTTTATTGAAGACGTTGACATATCTGAATTGCTTTTAGGCTTTGCAGAAGACGTAGCAGCTAAAGAGCGTGAGGCTATTGCTGACGAGTTTTGGAGTTGCGTCATGTCTGACTTGGAAAATGGTGTTAAAAGCCTGAACGAGAAAGCTTCTTTTGATTTTCAAAATAACATGCCAGAACTTAGTAAGTTTGGACGCTGGTTAAACGAAAGGGATGAAGCATGATGTATCTAGGCATAGACCCCGGCTACACAGGTGCTTGGGGCTTGATTGACCACAATGGCAAATACCAATCTTGTGGCGACATGTTGCACAACGAGAAGCACATTCTGTCTAGACTTGTCTACGCAGAAATAAGCCAAGCTGTTGACAAACAAGACCTAGAAATCATCCTTGAATCCGTTCATTCGATGCCGGGCCAAGGTGTCAGCTCCAGCTTTAAGTTTGGAATGGCCTTTGGAGCCGCTATAGCGATCACAGAGCGCTTCAATTGTCCTTGGCATCTGGTTACCCCTCAGAAGTGGAAAAAGGCTTTAAAACTCGATTCAGACAAAAACCATTCTTTGGAGCTGGCGCGAGAGCTTTGGCCTAATGCACCACTGTCGCGTAAAAAAGACAACGGCAGGGCAGAGGCATTGTTGTTAGCGGAGTATTTACGCCGTGAGCAGCAGTAAGCACTTCATCAGTTGGGACGGGTTGGACTTCAAAGAAAAGGAGTCCGACTACGACAAGTACCACAAGAAGCCAGACCACTTCAAGGAGTCCTTTGTTGGACCACGGAACACTTGGGGTGGCGCTAGGCGTGGTGCTGGACGCAAGCCTTGGAAAAAAGTTGAAGAAAAATCAAAAGATGGCTTGACTGTACAACTAAAACTGAATAACATACAAGTTATGTTACTCAAAGAAATGGGTAACGGAAGTTTGGACGCAGGTGTTCAGGCGTTAATTGAAAAGGAAATGTAATGAATTGGCCCTTCCCAGCACATCCACCAACGCCGTGGACAGCAAAGCAAATCAAAGAATACGCGCAACAACAACGCGCACAGATGCCAGAGGCTCCACTATGAAACAGTGCAAATGCGGAAGCTACGCTTTCAACCTATACAAAGAAGACATTGACCAAGGAGACTTGTGTGATGTGCATTATTGGAAAGAGAAAGCCTTGGCACAGCCAGAGCAGGAGCCTGTGGCGATTGTTCACCGCAATGAGTACAACGAATACAGGCTTGAGCCGCATGACAACTTTGACATCAAGAGCATCCCTTTCAATATTGATGTGCCTTTGTTTAAGTCACCACAGCGCACATGGGTTGGGCTGACGGATGAGCAGATTGAAAGTCTGTTCCCAGAAAAGCAATCAGATGATGGGCTGGCTGCTTATTGGCTAAGTTTTGCCAAATCAATTGAAGCCAAACTCAAGGAGAAGAATGGTGCGTAAGCCTATAGGCATCACAGTCCCATATCGGGAGGTTGGATTTAAAGACCCAATCAAGGTGTTGGAAGAGAAAGTCAAAGCCCTTGAGGCACGTATTGCAAAACTAGAGAAGGAAAAGAAATGACAGAAGCAGAAGCACAAAAAGCCATTGATTTCATCCGAGACAATGCACCTAAGTTTGCCCAAGCAAAGGCAGAGCGCACATACATTGAGAACGCATTGAAGAGCAAGAAAGCCATCCTGATGGCTGACAGTGATGCAAGCTCGCTGGGGGCAAAAGAGATGTATGCCTACGCACACCCTGACTACATGACGCTGTTGCATGGGTTGAAAGCTGCTGTGGCAATTGAGGAAGAGATCAAGTGGATGATGGAAGCAGCCAAGCTGCGTTTCGAGCATTACAAGATTGAATGTTTTAACAACCGAGTAGAAGCAAGGGCAATGGGATGAGTGATATTTATTTTTTGTTGGTGGGTATGGTTATTGGCCTGTTCATGCGAGTGTTGATCGCATTGTTGGATGTGGCAATCAAGGAGATTGAGAAGCATGTACCGCGATCCTGATCTACTGAAGCTTGCACAGGGGCAGAAATGCCTCTTGGAATGCCATCCATACTGCGATGGTGACGAAGGCTCAACAACTGTTGCCTGTCATAGTAATGAGCTTATACATGGCAAAGGTCGTGGCCTCAAGGCTGATGACTGCATGTCAGTGTGGGGTTGCTACAAGTGTCATACATGGTTGGACACTGGCCCAGCCTCGAAAAAAGAAAAAGCCAAAATCTTCGACAACGCTTGGTACAAGCAAGTACACGAGTGGTGGAACATAGCCGATACAATCAGTACCAAACCTTGGAAGGTAGAAGCTGCCTTACGAGTGCTAAAACACATTGGAGCTAAGAGATGAAAGAAGCCGCCGAGTTCTTACAGACACTGCTACACGCAGCCACCAACACCCACATCCTGCACTGGCAGACAAAGAGCTATGCAGAGCATCAAGCTTTGGGTGCTTTCTACGTTGAACTGCCTGAGCTGGTAGACACGCTGGCTGAGTCACTCATGGGTAAGTACGACATCACGTTTGACTTCAAGGATGGTTACTACATCCCTGCCAAGACAGGCAAGCAGGAGCTTGAGAACCTGAAGGACTACGTGGAAGAAGAGAGAAAAGAACTCCCTCAAGACAGCGAAATCCAAAACGAGGTGGACAACATTGCCAACTTGATTAACAAAACCCTGTTTCTCCTACGTTTTCACTAAGTTCATGGGTGAAGACCTTGGCCCTTCTCAGAAATGGGAGGGGTCTTTTTTTATGGGGGGGGTCTTCTTTTTTAGGGGTGGGGGGTCATGTACACGCGCACACACATACGCGCACACACACGCACATGCACACGCACACACGCACCCGCGCCGCCGCGCACATTGCGCGCACCCGCATCGCGCGTTTTTATAGTCAAAATTTCCCCTAGAACACAGCGCAGCATCTGACAGCCATCAGAAATAGCGCTAAAACGCATCAGAACAGCCAGCAAGGCATGTTTTATAATAGATTAATAGCAGCATAGCATCGCGCCTCTATATCGCCTTAAATCGCGTTTAATCGAATACCGCATAAATCCCCTAAAAACAGCGCATACGCTACCGCCTACCGCATCACGCAGCATGAGACAGGCGCAGCAGTACAGCCAGCAGAAACCAGCAGACAGGCGCAGACAGCCAGCACAGCAGTGCCAGCAAAACGCAGACAGGCTCACGCAGCGTGAGCTACCTACAGACCAAAAAAAGCCAGCGCAGAGCTGGCAGAGCTTTAGCCGATATGAATCACAGAGAGGCGATGCTGTTTTATAAGAAAACGAGCAAACCGATCACGCGCCAAAGCTGCGCGATGCCCGTCTGTAAATACATCATGCCCATCAGCCTCGAATAGATCGCTCGCGTCATCTGCTGCCATCTGTGAGCTGTATTTGTATTCTGTGAGCTGGTTTGCGCGATCCAGTACCCATACGCTATAGGTTTTCATGTCTAGCCCCTTATGCTTTCAAAATACGAATTACTTTAGCCATCTTCACACCATGAGCAGGATATGCAATTACAGGGATTTTTTTATCCCAGCATGAGCGACAGCCAGAGCATTTGCCAGCTTTAGAGTAAGCCTCGCACAGGCGCATGCCTGTCTGTACATCAATTGGAGTAGGAATAATCACGCTGCCATGAGTACCGCGCAGGTAATCGCCTGTGACGCTGTCAGAGGAAAATCTCACCATTACGTTATCTAAGCTTTGCATCGCTGCCAGCACTGAGCGAAATTTAGGGAATTTATGCATGCGAGTTGGCATCCAGTGCTTTACCCACGGTGTGCGCTGCATCACCTCCAGAATTTTCTCTGCTAAACCCAGAGAGTACATATCTCCAGAATCAAACCAGCGAAAATAGCGATCAGAGTCTAGAGCTGCCACCATGTCATCAGCCCAATCTATGCGCTGCCAATCTTCTTTATTGGAGGCGCGAGGGGCTTTCACATTAGGATAATTGTAATTTCCTGTGGTGGCATAGCATCCTTTACAGGCATCCACCAGCTCACCGGGCGCAGCGACAGAGCCGGGGCATGTATCCAAAGCCTGTAAAGACCATGAGCGAATGCCATCAAGCTTAGATGTGACAGAAATTTTAATCATATTGAAACCTTTTTATTGAATTGAATTGAATTGAATGGCTGATTTCCACATCAGCAGCGCATCTAAAAACGATGTGGTCTGTCTTGATGCTGCCAGCTCTGCGCCACTGTTGTAGTCATCTATAAACGCTGTGACAGCATCTTTAGCAGAATAGTCCACGTTGTCTAAGTAAGCTTGAATAAAAGCCTGTGATTCTGTTTTAGTCATCTTCAGCCCCTTATTTAGTTAAAACGTCAAAAGATGCCAGCATGAGACAGACCCACACAGAGAAAAGAACAACAGAGAGGAGAAATTTAGTCATCTTTAGCCCCTTAGATAGGAGAAACCAAAGCACGAAAACCAGCGGGACGCTTAACGCTGTGAGCTGTGATCAGCTGGTGTGATGGCTCAAAATGCATGGCAACCGATTTCCAATCTGTCACTGCTGTTTCTTTAGTAGGTGAAACAGTGGATTTATATAAGTGGCCCTGATGCTTACCCTCTCCAGCTTCTTTTAGTTGATCTGTGAGCTGTTTATCTAAAGCCTCAAGACGTTTAATTTCTGAGCGAATAGCGCCGATTTCGTCAGTAAGAGCTGCGAGCGATGGTGTGAGAGTGATTACTGCTGACATGTGAAACCCTTTAAATTGAATTGAAATTACAGGTAGAGATTTGCTGTCTCTGTCTGTAATTGTATAGGTAAACCTCTACATGTCAAGAGCATTTATGCAAATAGTCTAGACAGAGAAATAATGATCTCTTGATTTCTTATGCTTAATCAAGATATAAACCAGCGAAAGAAAGAAAAGAAAGAAACCCTGCGCCTGTGTCTGTCTATCAGATAGGTGAAACAGTAAGAGAGAGAGCAGATAGATGCCAGCGCAGTGCCTCTATAAAACCAGCACGAAACCCGCATAAATAAAGGGAAACCCTCTAGCCTGTGTTAACTCTACCTATAGGGGAAGAGAGAAAGGATAGAGAGAGAGGAAAGAAAGGCGCGAACACTAAAACGAATAAATGCTCGCTCCCTCCCTCCAGCTATTAATGACCGCTCAGTCAGTAACTCAAACAATTAATGACCAGCGAGTCAGTAACGCATCGCAGCACCACAGCCAGCACAGCGCAGAGCCATCGCATCTACTGACAGACACACAGCCAGCGCAGCAGCACCACCCAGCCAAAAGGGGGGAGGGGGTAGCACTGCTTGCTGGACGGAGGAAGGGGGGCCCACTCACCCCTTCCCAAATTTTTTCTAAAAAGATTTCCCTTATACACAGGCGAACTTACACATAGCGATTGCTATATAAAAATTTTTGTCCTAAAATCTTGTACAGGGAAAGCAGATGCTAGTTAGTCGATGTACACGGCGACCATAAAGAGAAGCTGGTGAAGCGAGTACCTACCGTAAGGTTACCCGTAGGGTCTACCAAGACGCATGAGGATTGTCGAATAAAGGCTATGTAACAGTGATGCGTTGGCAGTAGTCTCCAGCGGGAACTGGCTTCAGTCCTCAGTCGTGTTGGTGGCGGATTGCTTTTGCAATCCCATTCTTAGGAGTGCTTGGACGCAAGACCCAACAACTTGTAAAAAAATGCGCGGCTTGCTCCGCAAGGGGAATAGTATGGGAATGTATAGAA